GCCACGCCCAAATCGTTAAGATAGTTCTCGGAAAGCTCTATAAGTTTAGTTCCGCTTAAAGGAATATAAAGAAAGTGTGTGTTTCCGCTTGTATCGGTATATTCCAAGAACTGTTTAGCCCCAATTGTCCAATCAACCGACCAATTGCCTCTTTCGGTGTCATACACAACAATTCTGTCGTTACCTGATGAACTTGTAGGTACGGAAATGAAAATCTTTGAATCGTAGAAATAGGCACAAATACTCCCAATTTTACTTCCGATTAAACTCCTCCAATATGGCCTGATATTAGAGGAAAGCTCTCTGGTTCTTAAAATCCCGTAGTAGTTTTTTTCCGGCCCTAGACTAAACCAACCTTTCCTGTTAGGAAAGGCTACATCATTACTCGTTGCCACCACTCCTAAAATAGATTCTGTTCCCCAAGAACCTATCACCTTAGAGGCCGAGGGGATTGAGACTGGGGTATCTCCCACGGTAGCGGTCCCAATGTCTATCTGCCAAACCGCCCCGTGTCCGTCGGGAGTCTTACAAAGAACTGTCGCCTTCCCTTCACCCGACCCGCTTTGATAGTGAACCACCGCAATCGGAAGTTCTCTCCCTCCCCGTTCAAGGGCAATATATCCCCCGCCATAGAAATCCGAGAAATTACTTATCTCTTTTCCCGTACCCGACCAATAGACTGTATAAAGACTGCTTGAGTTGTTGGTGGCCCATATTCGGTTATTGGAAATGGCCATTGACTTGAACTTCGGCGCGCCGGTAGTGTTTGCGTCTGGCACGACCACGTAAGGATTAATATCGGTAGTTCCGTCATCAGTAAAACTAGTTTGACTGGAGTCCGTTAAAAGTGTCTCGTAAGAACTTTGATCGGATAAATAAAGTTGATACCTTGTTGCCCCCACCACCGAACTCCAAGACCAAGCAATTTTATCGGTCGCAGAAATCCAGTCGCCTCTTAATTTATTGCAAGTAATTGAGGCTTCTGTAGAGCCGATCGTTTCTCCGACTGAATTAAGCGCGGTTACTTGGGCATAGTAAGGATAGGTTCCGCTCGTAAGGCCAGACGCTACTAAAGAGGCGGTCAAGTTTGCCGGAGCATTTATCTCCGTGTAGGTTTCAAGGGTCGTTCCGTTGTACCTTGCGAGAGTGTCCGTCCCGTTAGTTATATAAAGGTAGTTTTTGTATGAACTTGTAGAAGTATCCCACCCCGCAATTTGCTTAAAGTAACATTGAACACCAGCCGTAAAGGTTGCGCCTGTTATCTCTGTTAAACTTCCCCCGTTGGTTGATTTGTAAGCCTTCCCATTGGTAATAGTTATAAGTTCGGTAGTCCCATCTGCTTTGACGTACTCACACGCTCCATCAATCGTCGAGGCATGGGTTGCTCCATAGTAAGACGTTCCCCAGCGGGTTTTCCAAAGCCCATCTTGAACCTGCATTAAATTAGTCGAGGCCACGGCAAACTTGGTATTCATCCTCGCCTCATCCACAAGAGAGTTAGACCCGCCAGAAAAGTCGGAGATTGTAATTAAGGCTTCTTTTGTAGTTTTTCTTCCACGAGTGTCAAATCTCATACGCCAAAACCTTCGGCCACGTTGTTCTCAATCCCGCTATCACTCTGAATCCAAGTTGGCATTTCGTTTCGGGTTTTCATTCCCTCAAGTTTTTGGGAAGCAATAACCGCCGCCGAAGTATCGCCCTCATCTTTCTTGAGTTCCGATAGCGCGTAATAAACTGCGAACATCGGATCAGACATTTCAAAAGTATCACTACTAGAAGCCAATTTGGTAGCATTTTTGTAGTAGTTATAACTAATCGTGTAACTCGCGGGAATGCTTGAAGCAATATTCGGGTTAAACTCTAAGGTAGGAGTTTTATCCATTAAGAAATAGCACCAGTTCTCGGAGTTGTTTTCATAAAGTTGTATATTTTCTTGTTTAATAACCTTGTAGGCGGTTTTGTTTGTTCCCGTTCCCAACCAGACATATCCACTGGCGGGAAACCTGAAATCCGAGGGTACGGAGTAGGAAGTAACAGCAAGGGTGGTAGTCTTGCTTCCATCGGCCGCGTCCGCCAACTTGACAAACAACTCTTTCCACAACATTCCTTCTTCGGCCTCCCAAAGGTTAACCGCGACATTAAAAAGAGACAACCATACGGAGTAATCCTCCTCATCAGAAGAGGGGGCGGTCTGGTCGCTCTCGTAAAGCGAGTTTAAGTAGCTAATCGCGTCCGATACTGTGTTAATAACTTTTGCCATTTTTCCAATAAAAAAGACGCACCAACTTAGTGCGCCTAACCTATCACTCGTCTAGGTAAAGACGGTTCATTATACCACCTACGCAAGTTTTGTAAAGCCCTGCGTTAAAGTGTTCTTAAACTTCTTGATTTTGTACTGCTTGGTTTTAAGTGGGCCGCCGGCTGTAATTTTGATCGCCTTGTACGAGCGGGGCGACTTGATACTAGGAGGCTTGGGAACTTTAATGGTGGTGATTTTAATTGCCTTACTCTTAGTAATTTTGGCGGGCTTGGGAACGGATACTTTTTTGATGGTGATTTTCTTGGGTTTTTTAGCACCCTTAACCTTACTTGTCGGTTTTGTTTCAGTCTCTTTGATTGTTTTAGTTTTTATAGCACCCGTTTCATCAACATAAATAAACTTTTGACCAACTAAGTACCCCGTGTAACCACCATAATTAAACTGTTGTAGGTTAGAATCTAACTTCCCAGATTTTAGTGTCGCCTTGGCCTCATCTGTTTGTATTCGCTCTTGGGTTTGCTTTTCTTTTGCTTGTATATATATTGGCCATTGTTCCCGTGGGATATTTGAGACTGGTGCGTTTGTAATCTTCGCCCAAATATCTTCAGCCAATCCGCCCACTGGAGTTAGCTTGATAGACGGAGTGCCACTGCTTGATACTTTAATTGACGGGACGTTCGTTCCGTAAGTTTGAACTGGAATCCCTAACATTGCCGGTAAAATCCCCAATAATCCCTTTGACCCATGTTCTTTGTACAAATCATATCCATCCGCTAAAACCATAGGTATAAACCGATTAAGTGTTTCTGTCGCCAAATTAAACGGTTGTCCTATTTGGTTTGTTCCCCGCAACGCACCCAAAATCAACGACAACGTCGGATGTTCCTTGCTTTCGAAGAATCTTGTAATCAGGTCAAGTCTCGTCGGAGCATAGGGGTTGCTTTCGTCTCCCAACATCATTTTCTTCCCCGTGGTTGAAGAGGTAGCGTAACCCTTCCATAATCTAGCCATTAAGACGGCTATTTGCTGATAACTTCCCCAAATGTTAAATCTGGTATTTCCTACTTTAATTTTACCAAAATCAGTGCTTGTAGGTTCTTCTCCCACCTCTGCCCCCGCTAATTTGGCGAGTCCCAGAATGGTCATTCCCCCGCCGATAAACGAAAGAATCGTCTTAAGAGCTTCTTGTCTTATGGCTTTAGGAGCAATAATATACATTTGAGGATTTAGCATATCTTTTGTTGCAACAAGTTTTCTAGCACTAAAGAATCCTTGTCCCAGAATGTTTGCCGATCTTTCCAATTTCCCCAAATTTCCCCTTCCGGTTGCGGCATTTACGAAAGTTCCCGCCCATTTAAGAAATTCTGGACTATTAGGATTTTCACCGAGGATTTTTTGAGTTTCGACTAATTGGTCAAAAGTATCGGCACGCATACGATTCAAGAATCCCGTATAAGCTCGTCCAGACGCCTTAATTACTCTCCCCAGTAGGGGAATTTTCTCCGCCAAATTAGACATAAACATTTCTTCTCTTTGACTAACTACGGGGCCAATATCGGTCAGGCTAAGTTTGGCTTGCTTGTATAAGTCACTATTCGGCCGAGAGTAAATTTCATTTTGACTAGCGTTAAACACATCCTTGTTAAAGAACATTCCCACCTCTTTAACAAAGTTCTTCCCCGTAAGAATCGGGTGTCTATAAGCAAACATTAAATTTTGCATTAGAGTCGCCGACAAATCACCCGCCCCAGCCATTATTGATCTTGGAAGGTTATAAATTTGCATACCTAGTTGCGCCAATTTTTCGAACAATGGGCGTTTATCCAATAAAGTCTTTGTAAAATCTTCGCCGAATACGGCATACATCTTCTCTATTTCGTTTCTGGTAGGAACAACCGTTCCTTTTTCCCCTAATATTTTAGATAATCCGACTTGGGCGTTTATCTTATCCCAATCATCTAATTTGTTACTTTCTTTAATCATGTTAAAAAGCCTATCAACCGTAGGCTGGTCGAAATTAGACCTAATTGGTTCATACTCCGCCCTTGGGAGTTCACCCTTCAAAGTCCCTAATTCCTGATAAAAGCCCTTCTCTCCGGCCATCTTTTCTCTAGCCGACAACATTCTCGCCAACTTTTCTCCCCTAGCCTTGGTGTACATTTCTTCCTGCGTTCCCCTAATGGGTTTGGCTTCTTTAAGGGCTTTGTTTAACTGATCGATAAGGCTTTTATCGTCTGGTATAATAGAAGGCGATGAAGGACTGCCTAAACCGTTTGGCTGACCGGCACCCACTTCTGATGGTGATATTCGGATGGGTTTTGTTGGTTTTGCTTCTGAAATTTTTAGGGGAAGCGCCCCACCACGAACCCGAGGGGTTTTTTGAAGTTTGGTGGTAACTTCACCTAATGGCTGTTGGGAAACACCTCCCTTATCAAGGAGATTGCGATATTCCCGACTTAACCGTTGATATTCATTCCAACTTTTTCCAGAGATTTTTCCGCCTTTATAAAAGTCCTGAAATTCTTTACTATTACCCAATTTGTCGAGTTTAGCTTTTATTTCCCTTATTTGTGGGGTGTTGTACAATCCCGCTTGCGGTGCGGTAGGGGAGACCCCCTTTCGTGCCTGTAAAGGAGACACCCGGCCAGTAGGGGAGAGTGGGGGAGTGGGTGCGGAAATTTGCGGAGATTGATTGCTGACCAGATTTTTGTAGTGTTCTTCTTTAGTTAGTCTTCTAACTGATAACCCTGTGGGAAATCGCATTTCTCCCCTCAATAACGGCCCAACTACCTGTTTTCCTAATGTGCTGACCGCTGGTCCCGCAATCGCCATCGCCCCACTAAACACTCCCCCCTGAATGGCATTATTCACAACATTGGTTAATCTCTCCTCAATATCCTTGGCGGGAGTGGTTGCCCCGTATGCCCCAAAACCCAATCCTCCCGCGATAACTTGTCTAGGGACATTTTGGAGTATCCTTTTAACCCCTAGTGTTATAAATTTGTTTCTTATTTCTGCGGTAGTCGCTTTTTTGGCCAAGTCCCAATAACGGTTAACTTCCGTCAGGGCTTTCATGCCGAGTTTGTTAAGAATCGGGTTCAATAAAAATTCCGTGACTCTTGAAATCGGCCCCAACTTCGCTCCCATTTCAAAGCCTTCGCCATAGGCGGTTGGCGTATCAGTTGACTTGGCCAAAGCGTTTATTCCGGCACTAAACCCCGCCATACCGTACGTTTCACCAGGGAACAGTGTTTGCCCGACTGCTCCCAAGAGGTTACCCGCTCTTTCAATAACTGGCTGTCGAGTGTTTCCAACCGCCCCCAATCCTCTTGCCCACCCAGCCATTAACTGTCCTGGACCATAAGTTGTAAGATTCGCCAATGGGGTTTTCAGTTTCTGGGGAATGATGGGATTATTTTTAATTAATCCTCCTTCTAACCATGCTTGTTTTGCCTGTTCGGGAAGTTTGGCCAAAGCACCTAGTGATAAATTTCTTGCTTGCCTTACTTGCTCAATATAGGAAGTTTGGGGGTTAATCCCCTCGGCCCTAACGACAGTATTGTAAACATTTCTTGGTGCGGATTGGATATTTGCCAGCGTTTGTGCTACGGGGGTACTCCAAAAATTCTGTCCCGCGTTTGAGGTTGGATTAAAATAACTCTTTATTCTTTCGGCTAAGTCTTTAAGTGTTGCCATTTTAAGCTAGGCTGAATTGTTGCCCAGCCTATTGGCTTCTTCGTTTTTCCAGTTCATCAGACGAATATCTCCCGTAATAAGTTGGATCTATCGCATTAAGTCCTAAAACACCTTGTATCCCAGCAATCTTGCCAATAGTGGGGAGAGTGGGTGAAATACTTGCTACATTCTGCATATTCTGTTTGAGTTGAGAAATTGTGTTGGAATTGTTAATAGCCCAAGTATCAAGAGCTTGACGTTGAGTTATCGCCGCCCGCTGAATTGTTTGGAGTCTGGCTATGGCTTGGGTAAGAATATTCCTAGAAAGATTGGCTAAGTCTTGGGATTTCCCTAGCATGCCTTGGGCTTTTTGCTGTTGGACTTGTTGTACTGCTTGGTTGTACCAAAGAGCTACATTTTGAAGGTTGGTATTTTTCTCGGAATCTATCCGATTTACTTCGGAATTGTAAAGATTGTTAAGATTCGTTTCCCGGCCACCAATTTCATTTAGAATATCAGCGGTGTTTTGCATAACGTTACTTCTTTCTCTTGTGCCGGCCTTAGAAAGAGCATAGGCATATTGACTGGCCGCTGAGGAATCACCCGCCCCCCTTGCTCCTAAGTAGATATTTCCGGCCCGCATAGCGTTAGTTATATTGGCCGCCAGATCACGGAGATTTTTGGTTTGGTTTTGTTCAACTCTGGTTCTTTGCGTTCCAAGCTCCTGCATACCTTGGGTCTTTTGAAGGCCAACACTACTTAAAGCCCGATTTGCCTGTTCGCCCACGATTCCCTCTTGGGCGGTTCTTTGGCCTGATAAAGAGTTAAGTTGATTATCTAGACTGGTAATATAGGAATCCCACCCTGAAGAAATCTCTGCACGCAGGGCGGCGTAGGGATCGTAGGATTCAGTAGTAAAGTCGCTACCATCTGAAGTGCTTGCCATACCCAAGACGCTTCCTGAGACGGAGGGGGTACTTCCGGGTGGTGTTGGGGATGGAGATTGAATAGAGGCTTTTATTTGTTCGGCCGTCCTAAAATTCGGCCCCAAGAATGTCTTTACTGCCCCCTCGGTAGTTTTAGGAGCTGTTAAAGAAGAACCTCCTTGGTACGTTCTAGGAGTATTTTTACCCGCCAACCACTCGGTTACTCCCAACTCCGGAGTCCCCCAACTTCCAGTGTGAGTTCCTAATAATTTACTAAGCCAATTTAATGCCATATTATCTTTGTACAAACTTTAATTTCTTTGCCTTTTTCGCTTTTTTCTTTCCCTTAACGTAAGCCTTTCCCTCTTTCGCCCACCTTTTGGCGATTTCGGGGTGCTTAGCCCACATGTATTTTTTTTGCTTTTCCGAAACGAATGGCATAATCCATAAAAAAAGACCCACGAAAAATCTCGTGAGTCTAGGTCGGGCTTAGTGCCGCCCAAAGAACAACTATATTATAGCAAACAGGTTTGTAATGTCAATTAACATACTTGTTGACATTTGTCAAATTCCATGTTATGTTGTGGTTGTGAACTATAGGAATAGAGAAATCCTCGAAATATACAAAAATCTCTGGTCGTATACCACAACCGGGAAACTTGTCGGGTTAAGTAGACAAAGAATTCACCAAATAGTAGCGGAATATAAAAATACTGGCTCTAAGGGCAGAAAACAGAAATACTTGTGGTTTAATTTTACCCATACGACCTGTTACTTATGTAGGAAAACTAAGGTTTCAATTCTCCACCATATAGATTTCAATAATTCAAACGATAAAATTAGTAATTTAATTCCCCTTTGTAAAAAGTGTCACATTAAGGTTCACCGGCGACACAGAAATGGGAATGGATATAAACCAAGAAAAGGTCTATGTGTGGATTGTAACATCAAGTTTAGCAATAAGAATAAACACTGGGCTAAAGGAAGGTGTACTCATTGCTACTATAAATTTCTATGGAGAACAAACCCAAAGAGACGGGAATATGCTAGAAAATATTACAAAAAAAACTACAGTGCCTAAGTGGTCAATATCTTAATGATGAATTTGGCGTATTCTGGGACTAATTTTTGCATAGTACGATTTTCAGCAACGTAATTATATGCGTTTTCCCCAATTTCTCTCCGCTTTTCTACGCTATCTAGTAAGATTTTGATTGAGTCGTACCACTCCTCGGGGGTGGAGGCTAAGTAGCCAGTTATACCCGGCTTAATGGTTTCCTCGTACTGGCGGATTCTTTGCCAAACTCCGGGAATGGTGGCAGACGACATCTCCAAAAATTTAATATCGCTTTTGCACCGATTGTAAATGTTATCTTCAAGCGGCACAACCGCAATATCTACTCCGCCCACCATACCCTTAAACTTCGTTATCCACTTAAAAATATCGGGATCACCGTACTCAACAACATATCTCTGTCCCCATTTCATCTTCAACCTCCCTAAATATGCCCCCACCGTCTTAAATATCACGTTCGGATAGTCGCGAAAGATTCTATTCACGCCTTCGATAAAATTCAAATTAGACAAGTCGCGGAAGTGCGTGGTCGAACCCATATGGTAAAGAGTGATTGGATTGCGATCTGTTGCCTTTGCTTTGTAATCCCAATACTTCAGGTCTATCTGGTTGGGGAAAACCGCCATTTTATCGTATCTTTTTCTGCTTAAATGGGAAGCAATTAAATGTTTAAGATAGAGGTTTGTCGTGGTTATCCCGTCAACGTCGTCTAAGATAGCGCTTAAAATCTCACCGCCGTGGCGGTCTTTGTAGGTCTGGTGGGTTGGGTTGTCGGGGTTAATGTTCCAAATAGCGTCATCTACATCCATGATAATCTTCTTTCCCTTCCCGTGGACTATCGCCCCCATCGCCGCATAAGACCAGTCGAGGATTGTATAGTTTAAGAAAACAACATCGTAATTTTCGGCCACGTTTATCCAGTTAAACTTCTCTTGATTGAAAATGTCATAAACGTCAACCTTGAATTTATACCCGTTGCCTTCATACCCGTCTAGGTGCTTCATGGGTTGGATTACTCTCGCGAAATCAACACCCGAGGTTCTTTGTTTGATTTGATGACTGGGTAAGGCGAAAACCGAAATCCGTTTCATTTTTGTGTCTCAACAATAAAATCATTAAGTTTTCTTGAAAATACATCTTTCATTTCATTATAATGCGCCCTGAATCTTTCTACGTTTAGGGGGACTCCTTCATCTTTCCCCCAACTTATACCGTCCATCCCCGGCTCGTACTCACTAAACTCTTTCTTGGTAAAAATCGGGTTAAACATTACCACCCGGCAACCGCACAATCTTGCGATTTCAGTCATCGCCGTTACACGGTCATAACAGTACATTACTTCGCACTCACTCATGAAATCTGCTAACTTCGCTTGATCGTGGCAAATGTCCGGGGTCAGATAAATGCAGTCTTGGGGGTGCAGGTGCAAATCATAGTCCTTACCTATAAAAACAGCTTTTTTGGTTCTTTGCTTGCCTTGAGGTTTGAAAAGGTTCATATTCAAAACCGGTAAGAATAGATAGTGATTTGCGTCTTGGGCTTCCCCGAAAAGGCGACTGAAATAATAGAGGTGGTCAGTTTTGTTAAACTTAGTTGGCCCCGGCTTCAAGTTGCTTTTATCCGTTCCCCCACCCATTACTCCCGGCTTATTCAGAATATATCGCACTACGTAGTCTGCCCCCCCAAAGTTACCGTGCATAATTTCAGGGTAAATTCCTACAAAAGAAGTCGGTTTATTAAATTTAACATTCGTGTAAGCAACCATACCCTTTGCAAGCAACCACCCATATAATGCCCACATCACCCGAATCCCGCCGGAGTGGGTATTTCCATCAAGTGGTGGTGTATAGATTACGTACGGCCTAAACATTTTTTACGATACATTCTCTTGAGTCGCCAGTATTTTATAAACTTGAACGGAATCCACGCGTCAAACCAAAATTGTTGGGGGCAATAACAGCGTGGGCATTGATAATCTCTCCAGTCTGGGGAGTTTTCCGGATAGTCGCAGGCTACGCATTTATTTCCTTTAATATCGTTTGGATAAACCTGAAACGAATGAAAAAATTCATAGAGCGTCATGGCTTAATTATTTTTACACTTTGCCCTTCAAATGATACCTTTTCTAAAAATCGTTGCACCTCCCACGTAAAGCCCATTTTATCGTATAGCAGTTTGGGGAGAACCGGCCCTTTGGCGTGGTGGTACGCAAAAACCTTCTCTTTGTTTAGCCATAATTCACCGTCCTTAACGTACATTTTTTCCTCTTGGCCTAGAGATTTACAACCCATATAACCATAGTCTTTGTCAAAGATTTTCAACTTGTATTTAGGGTCAACCCCCTCCCCGTACACCACCTTATTAAGCACATCATTTTCCTTACGGGTATATTTCATCGCCTCGGCATTGGCTCTTTCCCAATCATCCCAAAATTTCTTACTGGTTGAGGCCACCAAGCCCGCCTGAAGGTACATTTCTGACGTTATATTCTCAAAAGCGGAGTTTTCGTATTGGTTGAAGTTCCAAGCCGTCCCGACCTCGTAATCCCCAGCCAAGACACTCTCTAGTCGCGCTGTAATGACCGTGTCGCTGTCTATTTGTATCACAAGGTCATATTTGTCGGTTAAGAGCTTTGCCACACTTGGCTTTGCGTTGTAGAAGGTCAGGGATTTTTCCTGAAAGAGTTTTCTTAAAATATCGTCCCTAAATACGACCAAATCCACGTCTGGGTGGAAGTACCGAAAAGAGTTAATAAATTTCGGTGTCCCAGACGGGTAGTAATAGTTGTCCGATACAAAAGTAAAAGCAACTTTTTTCATTTCCTTGCAATATCGTGAATAATCATTTACCGGATAAAAAGTACAACAATCGCACTGCAATCAAATCTTCTCGCCTGATACCCCAGCCCCTCCATATGCCTTACAAGACCCTGCCACGTCGGTAAATGGAACTCGACCTCGATTGCCTTTACTTTCTCCGCAATTTTGGTAAAACCCTCGCTTCTTAGAATCGCGTCCTCAAACCCTTCTACGTCGAACTTGCAAAAGTCCACTTTGTCAATCTTGTTTTCCTTTAAGAAAGTATCAAAGCGGATAGTTTTGACCATTTCACTTCCTTGTTTGTAGTCAAGGGCAAGGGAGTGGCAAGTACGATTATTCGTGTTCAGGTTCAAAGCCATCTCTCCGTTTTTGTCGGCCATCGCCAACTTAAATACTTCTACATTATCCCACTTGTTAAACTCTTTGTTCTTTTTAAGGGCCTCAAAGTGTTCGGTTGACGGCTCAAGGGCGTAAATCTTTTTGGCATAGGGAAGCATATAATTTGTAACCACGCCGCAATTTGCTCCCACGTCGATTATGGTTAAATCTTTCTTTTGGTTAAGCACGTCAACGTAAATCCCATCAAAGTAAATTTCCTTGTAAATATAAGGAAGAAACAGGCTGTCAAAATTTACGTCTGGATAAAATAATGCTTTTAACATTACAACTCACCTCTTTTCATTTTATCGTTTAAGTCCTATAAAACTCGGTTTTTTGTTGGCAATCATTTCCTTAACCGCTTTTCCGACTTCTTCCTTAGTTTTTGGATAGTAAGTTCTGATAACAAGGCTGTTTAGGTACTTTTGGGCCTGCGTACCATCATGGGTATAGCCGTCTATTTCGTAATCGTCAAAAAGCCCGCTCCCCGCCATTTTAACAGGTATTTGTTCGCCATGAAGGTAAATGTTTATTCCCTCGGCGCAACGCAGGTAAAAAGAGGTGATCGTATAGGTAAAGGGGATTTTTCCCTTTAAGGCTAGGCCAATGGCTATTCCCAACATCGCCTGTTCCGAAGCCCCGCAGTTAATAAACCTATCGGGGAAATCCGTCTTTATCCTGTCTAAAAAACCATACCCCAAATCTGCCGTTAGCACTACAATGTCGGGATTGCTAACCATCTCATTGTAGAGACAACCGGCAAAATATCCCCTGACGCTGTTGTGAAACTCACTTTTCTTTAGTTTTTTCATAACTTTCCTTTTCTAAGCGCATATTTCCTCGTACATTTTCTCGTCCATCACGGCGTAATGTCCACCCAAGTCCTGCAACCAGTCGGGATATTGGTAAAGATTTACCCGAACCATATAAACAGGGAAAAATAGGTTCAACCGAATATCTAAATCGTTTAAGTCAATTTCTCCGTAAGCTCCATATTTGTTAGCAATCACCGCCACCCTCAAGTTATCAAGTTTTTGCTCTCCGGCGATTCTTAGTGCCTCCCAAACGCTTCCTTCGGCACACGCCCCATCTGAAGTGATCAAGTAGACGTTCTTTGCCCTATCAGCTAAGGCCATTCCCACCCCAATAGCCTCAACCCAACCCAAACTCCCCCCAGTTGCCTCTACACCATGTTTTGTGTCCTTTGTAGCATGAAAACCGTGTTTTCTAATCATTTCTTCGGCATCGCATACTCCCAAGTCCTCCAAAACCACGTACAAGGCTAATCCTGCGTGGGCGTTGGCCAACAAAACAATCGCGTCCTTTTCCTTCGTATCGTAGGTGTGTTTGAGAAAATTGATTGTATTCAACCCACTCCCAATATGCGAAAGTTTGTACTTAAAACTTAAATCAATCAGCCTTTTTTCGAGTTTGTTCATATTCTTCAACCATTTCGGCAATTGTCTGGTCTAGGGTCTTTTTCGGTTCCCAGCCATACGTTCTTGCCTTCATATTTGCGGATACCCAATGTTCGCTATCGTAAGTACGAAGATTGCTAACAACATGGATATTGGCTTTCTTCTTGGTGATTTTCTCGACTAAATGCAAAACTTCGAGGTTTGAATACTCTTTGCCCGTTCCAAGTTCAAATATCCCACGGGCGTGCCTTTTGGAAAGGGCCACTATTCCGTCCGCCACGTCCTCAACGTCAATAAAGTCGTGCCTCGCTTCTGGAACGAAAGGCATTTCGACTCCCATTAAGCAAGATTCGATTAATTTGGGAATTAAGTGTTCTTTTTGTTCCCCGACCCCCGTGATCGAAAATGGTCTGACAATCGCAATCGGGGCGTTGTATTTCTCCATGAAGGAAAGTAGTATCTCCTCGGCCGCCTTTTTACTGCGGGAATACATAGTTTGAACTTGCCGGCTGACGGAAGAGGTACTAACATAGACAAACGATTCCACGCCATTCTCCCAATCAGTCTTGGTAAGAATCGTAATAAGATCAGACACGTTGGCGCGGAGAATTGCTTTACTGTCGTTGTGGAAAGACATATTCCCATAGGTAGAAAGGAAGTAGAACTTCTGATAGGGAAGGAGTCTTATTGTTTCAATATCGTCGTGGAAAATCGGAGAAAAACCCCCTAACCTTGAAACAAGGTGCTTGCCTAAGAAACCTGACGATCCTGTAACGTAAATCCTAGACATCCTAAAAACCTATTATATCACACATTTCTAGCAAGTTTTCCTATCGAACTTTGTAAAACCACACTCCAAGTTCCGTCGTCTCTTGCTTTGAAAGCAGGATTGACTATTACCTGAAATCCATGTTTCTCGCAAAGTTCCTGATACTCCTTGAAAAAATCTTGTGCTAGTTGTTGTTCGGTCTTTTTCGGCTCGACTTTTGTCGGCTCCGACATTAAAAATCACCCCCTTAAAACTTATAACGCTCGTACCACCAGTCAGTTTCAATCGCCTTTCTAGCTTTCCTCAACTTCCAGTCCCGATACTTCTTCTTTATCTGGTAGATAATCCTTCTTAAAAGTTTCATACTGCTTTTGTAGGGCGTGTTAGGGTTATTTGGTAGCCCCTGTGCCGTTCGTCTGACCTTTACCAAAAAGGTTAATCAGAACCTAGGCAACACGCCCCGCAAAAATAGTATATTACCTAATTTGAACAACCTTATCATATTGCGACAACAACCCTATCCTAATAAAACAAAATGGTAAATGAATTTCTATATTTTTCATCGCCAAACTAATATGAAATCCTAATTGTATCGCATAAAAACCAAACCAACTGAAAGAAATACCAAACTTTCTGTCCTTTTTTGGATATAATTCCCATTCATAACGCTTAATCATAAGATTATTATTATATCACGCTACTAATCCTAATTCTTGTAACCTGTCAATTAAGGCATTTATACTTGTTATAGCAGTTGCTAAATCGGAGGCGTCTGCGACCGTTGCTGGCTGGTCAACGGGCGTAACTCCATAAAATCCCAGAAGTTGATTTGTTGCTTGTCCTATTTTACTTCCTGTAGTTGTTCCTAAAATAATGTCGTTTCCTTCGGCAATTTGAATATCCTGCGTTGCGGTCAGTCTGAATACTTCGGTTAATGCCCCTGCCACTCCTGTTCCCGTAGTCTTGAAAATCATATATCCAGGGTTGATATCAGTGGTAACCGTACTATTGGCATAAACCTCTATAGAAGCGGGATTAAAGTTGGTCGTAGTAGAAGTGTCTGCCGCGTACCAATAAATTGCTCCAATTAAGTCATTGGCGGTAACTGAAGTATCCACTCTCCGCAAACTCATTGTCCCGCCCGTTGTTGAGTTAATATCTAAAAGGTCAATCGGAGTAGCGTTATTGCCTATGCCTATCCTGTCCGATGAAGCATCTAGAAAAAAAAGGTTAGCGTTTGCGTCTCCCTCCATCCGAACATCAGTTGAGGAGTCGCCCCCTTCATTGAAGATAACTAAACCGGCATTCGTAACTATGGCGGTATTAATTGTTGCCCCCTGGTCAACATTGGCGATAGATATTCCGTATTGGTTGGTAAGAGTAGTATTTGCTCCTTTGCTGAATGCTGCTATCCTTAGCCCGTAAAAAGTGGTCATTGTGCCATTTAAGGCATCGTTTGTGTCCGTATAACCGTAAGTGTAGAGTCCATAAGCATTAGTCGTTGTCCCCGATCCCCTGTTAGATACTATTGTGCTACATCCATAAACATTAGTTGCGGTGACGGGGCTTCTATTGCTGGCAGAGAAACTAAGCCCGTAAGTGTTAGAAATCGTCCCCGTAGTATGGGTGGAAAGAATTTGCGTTTGCCCGAATAACCCAATAACCGAACCTGTAAAAGCATAATCACTGCTTGCGCCAACGGTTGTTATGAAAGAACCTGACCTGTAAGTAGCGTCGGTGGCGGCTGTTGGAGAAGGAGTCATCGTTCCGCTTATGGCATTGACTGTTCCCGTATTAACTGTTTGAGTGTCGGAAACCTTTAATCCTTCTGTAGTCGTTGAGGCAGTTAAAATACCCACCCTTCCCGTTGGTCCGACATTGGTTAAAACTGTTCCGCTACTGTTTTGCCACTCTTGTAAGTTAGAGGTCTGGGCGGAATTTCCTTTAATGATGGCCTGAACAATGTCGCTTTCGCCAATAACATTAAATCTACCAGTACCAGCAACAGATCCGACGGTTACAATGCCGTCGTTTCCGATTAAAAATCTAGTGGTAAGCGTTGTGGTTGTGTTAGGTGTGGTTTGAAAAACCAGTCGTGTTCCGTTTGCCGTGGTACTCCAGTTTTCTGTCGCTCCCGCAAATACCGTCGCTTTGCTTCCTGAAATTCCAGAACCGGTATGACCCCGGAATGAAAGGGTGCCAAGCGTCATGTTGACTAAAACCGCAGTCTGCGAGGCAATTGTTCCACCTGTTCGGATAAAAAGATTTTGTCCTCCCCCTCCCGTTCCATCCATTGAACATTGATTGCCCCATCCAAAAGATGATTGACTATACAAGGTAGCATCAGAGGAAGCATAATAATCAAACGATGCTTGTGCTGATGCGGATGACCCAAATTTAACCTTTGCGTTTGTCGTATCTACTATCAAAACGTCATCTTTTACTCCATCCTGCTCCACTAAAAGGGCGGTGGCGGAGTTGGTGTTGATATACTGATTACCAACAAGGTGTAATTTTGCTGAAAGGGAACTTGTTATTCCTACTCCCACATTACCAGACACTAAACTTATTACTTCGGTACTAGTATTATCATAATAAGACACTCTGGCTGACCAGAAACCAATTCTTAATCCTCCATATCTTTTTATTGCCCAAGAGCTAACACAATCTATTGAGGGAGTTAAGGCGCTACTTAAATAGATGCTTCCATTTATATCTAATTCGCTGGTCGGAACAGCTCCTATTCCCACCCTTCCATTTGTTGTATCTACCACTAAAGTATTATCTTTTACCCCGTCTTGCTCTACTTTTAGGGCGGTGGTGGAGTTGGTGTTAATGGTTAAAGCACCGGTCATTGTGTCGCCGGTAACATTGACATATAACCCTTCTAGCGAGTCCGTGTTCAAGACAACGGCCCCCGTGGAATCAACCCTTAACCTTCTTAGTACACTCCCGCCCGAATCGTAGCCAAGCAATTCCGTTGCTAAAACATTAAAATCGGTATCGTAGGAATTATTGAGGATAACCTGCTCACTCTTTTTGGTGTCTTGGGGGCTTCGGGTGATACTCATAGTGTTGTAACTAGTTTCCCATTCGTATCAACTCTGATTCTTCTTAAAACGTCTGCGTCTGGGTCGTAACCCAGCACTTCCGTACCGACAATATCAAAATCGGTATCGTAAGTATCGTTAAATATAACTTGCTCACTCTTTTTGGTATCTGAACTAGATTTAGTAATTGCCATATTTCACCGCATCCTTTCTCACGCCATCGGCCTCATTAAGAAACCTAATATATGAAGCTAAAACTCCGATCTTTACTGCGGGACGGGTTTCTTCCTTTAACCCTTGTAGTTTCTCCATCTTTTTAACCATCTTTTGCACCACCTTGAAATCGTTGGCGACCTCTCCCGAATCAATTTGCCTTCTCACATAATCGTCTAAAAGGCTAATTTCTTTGTCCCAAGCACTCCAATAATCGCCCAAACCAAAATAATCCGCCAGAAACGGCCTGCCGTGGCCTGCCTTATACTCCGTGTACGGAACTTCCTCGTGAGTGGTGTCTGTGGCAACTTCTTTACCCACGATATTTTCCGGCTTGGGAGTTTCTTGGGGATTCTCCTGCCGTGTCCTGAAAACCGTGCTATTTGTGTCCAAAGACCCGCTCATATTCTCCTTCTGGCCAACTAAAGGCCGTTGTTAAAACCTCTCCCCTGTTGTATTTTCCCAACCTTCCGCCCCTATGCCGAACCATATCGTCCCTTATTTGGTGTGCGTTATCCTCCCGACCCGCCAAGGTTTCTTCAATCAACCTCTCCCTTGCGCTTTTTGTCCACTTATCGTTCAGTTGCCTTTTTATTTTGCTTTCCGTGTTTTTAGCCACCTCACGCATAAGTGGGTCGGGGGATTTTAACCCCTGTTCTACTAACTTTACGTCATGTTTACGCCCCTCATCCATAGTCGTTGCCTTAATTTGTGCGGTCTAATTAAGGCTCAACCGCACAAACGACCACTTACGTGACCGAGAACCGGGCTGTGATTACCCAACTCGAGTTCAAAATCTTCGCCGCGTAACTCCCTGCCCAGCTAACGTAAGAAACACGTCCTGCCGGAGAGTTAGAGTCAACCGCATTCGGAAGAATATAGAGCTTAGGCTGATCCCCCTCTCGATTTTGTTACTACACACCCTTGAATTTTTTTAGATTAGATATTTCTCTAAACAACCACTCTTGTCTTTTGTAATCTCCATCTGATTCCCAAAAGAACCGACCATTTTTAAAAGGAAATTTCTTTTTGGGTTTTGACTTTAAATCACAGAACTCCTTTAAGAGCAACACCTCCTTAAACTTTTTACTTGGTAACATAGACTCTAAAAACATCCTTATTACTGGATAACAAGTTTTAATCGAGGTTAAAACCCAAGTAACGCTTGGGTTCTGGTTTGGTATATCCAACCTGCCCATTTGATGTACCAAATATCCACCAAACCTTTTTTTCGCCCATTCCAGTATCCCTGTATCATCTGCTCTTTGGGCAACTGATATTTGTGGTCTATAATTTACCCTCAAGTGATTTTTTTTATGTTGTTTTGAAATCCTAAAACAACCTTCACCCTTGAGATATCCCATAAACTCAAACTCTTTATTGGTCATACTTGTGACAGTATATACCCAATCTAATAATTATTCAAGTGTTAAAGTGCGAATAGGACATTTCTGCCTATTTCTATGTGTTGCCACATAGTCCCGACTATATCTTTAGCCGTTCTGGCTATTCCGTACATAGTCTGTACACCTCCTATCTCAAAAGATAGTTCGGCTCGGTATTGTCTTATCTCATTGATAAGAGTTCTACCGAATTCTCGGAATTTTTTAACTGTATTCCTACAGAAAGACCCTATTTTGTTAAGGTCATAAGCTCCGAACGAATCCGCGCCGTGAACGTAAGTGTAGAAACGAATAACGCCCGATGAGGCCGTACTCGTCGCTTCAGTTCCGCAAGCGTAGTCTTTGTTCAAGAGCCATCTGACTTGATAGAGTTCGCCCATCTCGCCCTTGTATAAGTCCTTGACATCAGAATATGTCTTAGAATTTACCCAAGTCGAATCCCCGATCAAGTTGTACTTGGATATAGGGTCGGTTTTCCCGATATACATTCCATCGGGATACGCCCTTGCTTTGTTAAGCTCAAGCGTCTTGACAATCGCCCTGATATCGCAAGCGTCTAGGGTATCCCCAGCCGCAAAAGACGTTACTGCATGGTCATTCCCGTAAAAGGAAGTACCATTCTTCAGTTCGTCTCTCACTAACCTGTTTAGGGTTTCCCCCATGTTCTGACCCGCCAACTCTACGGTTTCCTTCATTCGGGAATCAATCCCGATCAAGGTTGCCAACTTAGAAGTAATGATCGTCTGACCATACTCCGAAAGAGTCATTGCGACAGTACAGGAATCAACCACACAGGTAACCGGGTTAGAAAGCTCACCTAAAGGCGTAGTGATAATTGTCTGCGGAGTTCTCCGCGTAAAATTAACAGTTCGGCCTTCATTTGCCGGATGAGTTCTCAACTGACCCCCTTCCTTTAAGACTAAAGCATATTGCGCCCTAGCCAAAAAGACCTTCTCGTAGTACGTTTTCACCTCATTGGCGATTACGCCACCAGAAAGGACGGGGTTCGTTACCCCACCAACTCCACTACCAACTGTTGCCATATTTACTCACCTCCTTCTAAGCGAATTAGTTTTGAACAATTCCTAACTTTTGTTCTAGCTCCTCCGGAGTCATTTCCTCCGCAGTTTTCTCGCCCTTGCGGATAGAAGTCGGTTTTAGAGCGGCTTCAGAAACTTGTTTCGCAATCTGCTCTGTCGCCTTGCCGACTTCTTTGGTTACCGCCCCCTTGTAAGGTTTCATCAGTTTTGCCACAAATCCTTTAACTGACGCAGTGTACGGGTTAGCCTTTACATAGGCTTCCGTAGCCTCGGTAACACCATCGGAAAGAGCCTCGTCAAAACTATCACTCTCCGGGTCAAGCTCTGGATAAGTCCGCATGACATCTGCCGCCTCGTTGTTTATCCTGTTGGCCGCTTCGCTTTGTTTCACACGAAGTGTCACAATCGCATCTGCCGCCTTAAGGACATCGTCCCGATATTGATCGGGAGTTACTTCCGAGCCGGGTTTCACTTGCGGTTCATACGCCGGATTGACCGGCAATCCTACTGGACTTGTGAGTTCCGCAATTTTGTCTTGCAAGGACTTAACTTGCTCTTTGAGTACATTCTTCTCATTAGCAAGTTCTTGCACCCTTTGAGAGTAGCCTTTCTTTGGCTCTCCCCCCGTTTCCGTTGTTTCCTCCGCGCCTTCAGCCGTCGCTTCAGGTTCGGTTTCCACAACCTCCTCGGTTGCTTCTTCTACCGCGGCTGGCGGGGCCGCTGGGTTGACATCTTCCTCAACCGCTTCATTTAACGCCTTGTCTTTTGGATCTCTCAAAGATCATCACCTCCCTTCTAACGCACCAATTTGGTTATGCGAGAACCCAAGCCGGTGATGGGCTTGCTTTTATGGATATAATCCACAAAGGCAAACCTACCGCCGTTTCAATATCGGCGAACCAGCTTTATCAAACCCCACCAGAATTTTATCCGGGCCGATATAGACCGCGTGAGTGATTTCGCAACCCTTACACACCAAGTACGGGCCTTGCTGACGCCACTCATGGTACTCTTTCGGTACAAACTTAAAATCTGGTTTAGTGAAGTCGAGAATTTGCTCCTCGGCCTCATCTTTCGGTTCCGTCTGGTCTTTGGCATGATTCTCTTGCAGGTCTTCCATAGGTCTTCGTTTGTCGATGACATTTAACACAAAGGGTTCTCAAATTATTTATGTCCATCAATCTCTTGCTTTTCGCCACATCTTCAATGCTAGCAATATTCTCTTCAATTATTATCTTGGCAAAAGAGACTGGATAGTGATCTGTATGTAATGCGCCACCTCTTTTCCCACAGATTTGACAAGTATAATTATCCATTTCTTTACGCAACGCCATGATATACAGATAATCCACTCTTCCTCTAATCAAATCATAAAGTGCCGTTCTACCACCCCTCCAGTTCGGCGCTTTTTCCCCCGACTGGACTCCACGTAATCCTTTATTCCAAGGTATCACCCCCTTCTTAAAAGGACATATCATCCACGGTTTCCTTCCTTTATTTCCTTTCATCCAGCGAATCCCAAAACTATTACCATCTTTATTGCGACACCCACGAGAACAATATTTCCCCTGATCCTTTTTTATAAGATATGGAAATGTCCGAAATTCTTTTTTACAAACCAAACAATTTTTAATGTGCATTTTCCTCTGTCTCTACGCTTTCCCTCGCATCTTCGACTCTATCCATTATTTTTTTAATAATCGTCTTTGTTAAATTGATAACGACTTGGTTTTGCCCGACAACTTCGAAGGTTGCCCCGCTTGAAATCGCCTGCTCATTTACTCTGTCCAAGTCGGTTAAAATGTTGTCAAGGTACTCCTTTAGAACTTTCCAACCGGCACTCTTACTCATTGAGTAAAGCACCCTCTCCTCGCCTGTTGCCCCCTTACTCTCGGCTACCTTATCGGCAACCAAGGAGGGCATATTTGCTAAAAATACCTCTGGCTTCAAAGCCGAACCTTTTGTCATATTATCCTGTTATTCCTGTTGCTCCCGCTAACATTGTTCCCGTATCGGGAGCCGGTTGCTCCTGTGCGGGAACCTGCTGAACACCGCCCGTCTGAACTTGCTGTAAGGCGTTCAAAAACGTCTGGGTGTCATTTTGGAGAACGGTATCTCCCTTTTCACTCTCGGTCTTTTCCACTAAAATCTTATCCCAATCTTGAATCCCGCCATTGGCCACAATGCGCTTAAAGATTTCCCCGAACTTTAAGATATAGCCCTCGCGGTCAAGCTCGGCAGTCAGCATATTCCCTTGAGGCGTCTGGCTCTTGAGGTAAAGCTGTAAAAGCATTGAAAGGTTATCCTGCTGGCTCTTTTGGTCAACGGCATAGGTCGAACCGCTGACAATTTCGTAGTCGTAGAGGGTAGAACCCGTTTTGGACTTATCAATCGTAAGTTTCCCTGTTTTCTCGTTGTATAGGTCTTGAATTTCGGGGTATTCCCTCGAAAGCGCGTCAATATCCTCTCCGAACATCCTAAAGGTAATCGCCTTACTTTGCTTTTTGGAAATTAAGTTGGCAAACTTTCTCATTAGCTTGGTTATATATTGCTCCATAAAGAATCGGTCAGCGTTATCTCGGGTGTTTTCCCTAGCAACTTGGGCTTTCAAGGCTTCAGGGGTCTTACCAAACCCCGCTTCGGTTTCTTGGGTTACAGCCGTATCGGTTGTGCCAAATAAGTTAAGAATTGAGGCGGTTGCTACACGATAAGTGTTATTAAATTCGGCTATTCCTTGGGGTGAAAGCTGGATCGGCTGAATAGAGTTGTTGATTTGATTTCTTACCAACCACTTCTCGGCCGCACCCCACTTAAGTGAACTCATAGAGGCAACATTATCCTTATTGACGAGAGTGGGGGGGAAAATAGAAATTTCAAGCGCGTCTAAGTAGAGATTCCAGACCGAGTTGACCACCATCTGCATTGAAGCGCCTCTTTCGAAGTCGCCAAAACCCATGAAATCATCTAAGAGGGGAATAGAATACTTGCAAAGTACGGGGAGTTCGTCGTCGTCGTGGGGGTTTTTCTGATCCCGGAACTCCATTTTGGCGTCCACGCAGTAATCCACCCACCGGTCTTTCTCGTATTGGGTCAAAACTTCAAAGTAACCTGACTTCTTGGCGGAGATTTCTTCGGGATATTGATTTTCTTCACGCTTAGAAGTGTCGCCGGAACTCCTCCTCTCCCTGTCTCCGGCAATCTTTTCCAATTTGGGGATAATACTTCCCAAGTTTTTGTAGCCGTCCTGCTTTTTAAGGTTCTCAAAGTAACTTAGCGGCCTCCATGTTCTGACAATCACGTAGTCCGAGTCGTCTAGCGATACCGCCCCGACTTGAGGGAAAACATCCCTTATGTTTAAGAGCCATACATCCGGCCCCATATAGCCATTTTTTCTGACGTCCCAATCAACTAAAGAGAAGAAGTTGCCGTAAATGTTGGAATAAAGGTCAACCATTCGGAGTTTGGTCAAAAAATCAAATTGGGCGTTGGCGTTTGGAGAAACCCACTTATCCAGAATTAAGTTCATCAGTTTTTCTGAACCCTTGTCATTCCTCGAGATACCCCTGACCTTACCAGTAGGGAGTTGGGCCATTACCCGATAGCTCCTTTCAAGAGTTAAGGTGGATAGTTTGGGGTCAAAGACTTGAGATTTAGTTGAAGTGGAGATTCGGTCGTTTAATTGACCATGAAAGAGTTTTTCAACATTGTCCCACAAATCTCTCTTAGTAGAGAGGTAATTACTCGCCGCTTCTTTACGGTCTAAGATTTGGTTGGAAAGTTCAGACATAAAAAAAGGCCGGACACTTTGTCCAGCCGTATATAGGCATTAGAGCCTTTTTAGCAACGCACTATTATAACTGCTAAGTCAAATCTTTGTCAAGTTTATACCTTACTCTTTTGTTTTTGACGCAGTTGACCGACCTTAAATTGACTAAGCCGTCTTTCAACTCCATGTTAAATGTTAATTGGCCGAAGGGCGTTTCCTGAACTTCCTTTTCTAATAATACATGAAACGGCAAGTTTTTCTGTAACAACTGATTGAGTGAGGTACTTGCTTCTGACATCAACCACCTCCGTTATAGCAATATCACATATGTTACCACCGTTGACCCTGATTGTAAAAGTAAAAAGGCCGTCTTGCTTCCGTTGGATTTCTTTTTCTATATCTAGGTGAGGTTGGATATTATGCCGGCGGATGGACAGTTCGTAAATCATATATGGGTTTGGTAACGTCTTTGAATCTCGGCCGCATCATCGGGGGGAAGTTCGTCATTATCAACTTCCGCAAACTCCGCCATTTGATAAAGTTGCCATGCAATTGCCAAACTCATTACCAAGTCGTCGTGCATTCCCGCCTCCGCTTGTGCTTTGATTGTTGCCGTACCTCTTACTACCACGAAGGAGTACATTTCTTCTATGGTGGGTTTGTCGTAAATTCTTAATAACTTATTATCTATTGCCTCCTTTAATTGAGAGAGCATGGCGGGGCGGGTGGCAGAATTAGTATCCCAGCCATACCTGACCCCTTCCGGCGGGTTCTCTCTCCCCACCGACGGCATCTTAAATACCGTGAATTTAGCCATTCGGTTCATCGAAGCTAATCTATCCATTTCAAACACCCCGCCCGCATTTCTTTCATAGGCAACCACGGGCTTAGTTCCAGTTTTGTCGTATATTTTCTCTAAAACAGGGTATATAGAGTTAGTCATATCGGTAGCAATGGTTTTACTGTGGTACACGAGGGGTACGTCTATCTTAGTCTTGCTTAAAAACTGAACAGCGCAATAATCCCCAAGTCCGCTTGAGGTGTCAGCCGCCACCACAAGCTGCTCATTATTCTCTATTGGCCGGTATTGTCTAAATGAACTCATACCTTACTTGCTCCTTTACATTGTCTAAGTACCATTTCAAAGATGCGGGATTAAAATACTGCTCCCCGCTGGCAAGAAATGCCTCGGTGGGATTTTCGGGGTATTCCTGCTGATACAATTCTCTTAGTTCTTTTCTTTTCCTCTCCAGAAACTCTTGATTGTAGAAAGCACTTGCCGGATAGAACAATGGCTTAAAAGGCCTTTCACCCAGCGTACATTCGTCCCAGAAGGTCTTGCCATAGTTGTAGCCATTGGCGGTGGTTTCAAAAATAATCCTTCCTGTGGGAACTACAGCCTGCAACGCACCTGCTAGCAATTTCTGAAAATGTTGGTAAAAAAAACATTCCGAAAGGTGGAGATTGGTAATCGTTTTCGATCTTCCAAACTCGGTATTTTCGGCCGTACCAATCGTATAGCGTGAGTTGGTGGCTTCGTTAAAGAGTTCGTATTTGGAATTATACTTCAAGGGAACTTTAACTTCCGTGATTTCTTCATAGCTTCTAAGAAAAAACTTAACTCTGTCTAATAACTCTTGGGCATTGTCAGCGTTGTCGGCGACAATGACGTTGCGTTGGTTATCTTTCAAAAGGAAGTCAGCGGTAAAAATCCCGAGAATCAGGGAAGAAAACCCCTGTTGCCTCGCTTTCAAAACCAAGTCGTTGCCGGTATAGTCAACTAATAAGTATTTACTTTGGATTGGGTTTAAGACGAAGGGTACCACCTCCGCCTCTTTGTTGACAATCCTAAACCGGTCTTCAAGGAACCGCTTATAATTTATATTCTTCTCGGTCATGGGACAGCACTTTATTAAAGTTTATTTGGATTGCGGTATTAGTATTGTCCTTAAATACTCTCTTTTCCAACCACCACTTAGCACTCTCTATATTTTTGTCTTTGATTATATTGTCAACAACCACATTTTTGGCCACAATATCGGCATAATGTTGGGCGGCATCCATTCTCTGCACAAACTTTTCATCCCTCTCCCGCCTAGAATAGTACGTCCTTTCGGCTATTCCTGCATAAGCACAAGCCTCTGCGTTAGTACCACCTATCTTGAAGATGCTTTCTAATTTTACTTCTGTATCAGGTGTAATACTTTCAGGTCTTCCTACTTTTGATAAAGTTTTCATAGCGTTTTCTTATAACATCACAATAGTGAGGGTCTATTTCCATCATATAACAAATACGGTTGGTTTGTTCACAGGCGATAAGGGTTGAACCAGAACCACCGAAGAGGTCTAAAATAATCATTTCTGGTTTTGAATAATTATTAATGAAGAAAGAACACACCTGAATGGGTTTCATCGTAGGATGCAATCTCTTATTACTATCTTGTCCACTCATTCCCAAAACACCAACCCACTTATAACGAATAATCTGACGTTTGTGTTTGTTTTTTGACCAACACAATTCAAATGTATTACCAATAATTACGTCTGTTTCTTCGCTTCGCTTATCCCACACAAACCACGATCCATCTTTACCAAAATTAGGAAGTGTATCGTTATAATAATCAGCTCCCCACAGAAACACTTCCTCTGCAAAATCAATTAAAAATGAAGCATTAAAAGGTTTGTCGTCTCCAACTACTTTATTCCACTTTCTGCCTATCAAGATAGGCAAATCGGGATTTTCTTTTCGTAATTTGGCCGAGCCTTTAATCTTTGAGTAATCTGTATCCAAATCCATCCCATACGGCGGATCAGTAAATACCATATCTGCTTTCTTCCCATCCATTAACTTCTCTACATCTCCTGTCTTGGTACTATCGCCACACATCAACCTATGCCTTCCTAACTGATATACCTTACCTAGTTTACTATCTGGTTCACCTTCTTCTACTTCGGGTACTTCGTCTTCTTCTATTTCTTTGAATTGATCCATAAAATCAACCAAACTTTCTGGGGTATCTAGGTGAACCGCATAATCGTCTAGTTTCAGTTCAGGGTATTCCTCAATTAAACTTAACAAGCCTTCTTTCTCAGTCTTGCCGGCGTTATCGTTATCTTTTAGTGCGATATCCAGCATTTCCCTTTCATTTTCGGTTGGGATTACAGACACTTCTACTTCTTCGGCCCCTAGCTCTCTCAATGCCCTTAACCTCATGTTTCCCCCGATTACTATTCCATCTTTGTTTATCAAAAGAGGCTTAAACAGAAACTTGCCGTATCTATCCCTGTTCGTTTGAAGTTGTCTCTTTAACCTTGCAAATCCTTTTTGGTCAATCGTTCTGGGGTTCTTGTCCCATTCGTAGAGCCTATCTATTTTCCAGACATTTTCGGGCATTTCACCGCATTATATCACAAAGCCTTATTTCCCCCTTAGCAACAAAATTGCTTCTAGGTTTCCAAAGACTATCCACATCACGCCGGTAATCAGCGTCCAGTCAACATTCTCACTCGGAGAGTAGACCGAACAAAGAAACGGGATCCAAGAACTAAGGAATATGATAGCAATGAGTTTTTTCATCTTATTTCACCTCCTAACTTGTATAGAGTAGGACATGGTTAACTAGTTCTCTGGTTTCCTTTCTAGTTCGTCTATTGGCGTTCCGTCTGACATAGCATAAACATTGGGCGGGATTCCCCCGATAAATTGTCTAAGATAAATGGGGCATTGTTTGGTGTGTCCATATCTTCTTCCGCAATACTCACAAATTGTTTTGTATTCATTCATATCTTTAGAGTAGGACATAGTTAGTCAGTTAAAGTTCTCTTTCTTTCTAGGGATTAGTTATTTCCTTAACTCCCTAAATGCAAATTGTCTGTTGGATAAATCAACTCAAACCACTCCTTAATTTCCTCTTGGCTTTCCAAGTCTCTTTTAAGGTTAGCCTCTTTACTAGGATGGTTGGGATTGTCATGTTCCTTTCCGTCCCCTTCGGCCTGTTGGTCTTTGATTATTTCAGGTGGCATTTAACTTCCCCTTCTACTCGTTCGTATATCTTGTTGCGGGCAAGGTGGTCTAGTATCCTCACCCTCAACCGGACACTCCTCTACTTTTTTGATATAAGTGTTTTTGTATTCATCGGGTACATCAAACTGACACTCCCCGTCTTTGTAATACGGACATTTCTCGTGTTCCATGTAGTTGTACTCACCCCCCAAAGAGGCGTTGTGCTTGCTTTGCTTAACATAGAGTTATTATAGACCATTATTTTTCCTCTTTATACTTAACTTTCAATCCTCAATTTGGCATATTTCTTTTTGGTCAAGCCCCACGCCTGAGCCTGTGCAAAATCAGCGTCTTTCTTTTTCCCAACTTTGGGCCTAACTCCCTCTATATAAACCCTGCCAGTTGAGCTATCTTTGAATTTAAGGTAATAGGTTGGTTTAGAAAAGACATTTTCTATTAAGTAAAGCTCGTTCCCCCGCTTGCTCTTATTTAATAAATAAGCCTCTTTAAGTAACTTTTCAACTCCAACCACTTTTAAGGCGGCCATTCTTTGCTCGGTGTTTTCTAAAGAAAGGATAGTTTTAATTTTGACTTTTGGATTAACCACCTTTTGCCATAAGTCCTTTTCAAATTTAACCCCATGAAGCCAGTAGGTCTTTCTATCAGCGAAGTTTAAGGCATGGGTTTTAGTTGAGTGTAATTTCTTTTGCTCATTCACTTTAATCTTCGGGAATGGAAAAATATACATTGTCTTTTTAGATAGCCATATATAAGCATTACCAGCTTCACAAATTTTGGCTAGGGCGTCTATTTTCTTTTTATTTCTTTTGATTACTTTTAATTGTGGGTAAAACTCTCTGATAAAAATAGGCCAGACATTTTCGTAGTATTCCAAAATATTATACCACTCCAACCCCGGCTCCGACCCCAACTCTGACCTCAGATCCAACCACAGCTCCAACCCCGGCTCCGACCCCAACTCTGACCTCAGCTCCGACCTCAGCTCTGACCACAGCTCCGACCTCAGCTCCGATCCCAGCTCTGACCACAGCTCCGACCTCAGCTCTGACCACAGCTCCGACCTCAGCTCTGACCACAGCTCCGACCTCAGCTCTGACCACCACTCCGAAAATTTAGTTATTACCACCACCTTTCTTTTTCTTGACAAAACACTATTTAATTCTCTTGCCCCATTAATCAGTTTAGTTTTATTTACTCCACCGGTAAGATAGGAAAATTGTTTTCTTAAAAAGGCGAGGCGATTTTCTTTAGTGTTTTCCATATCAATCTTGAATTGTTTTTAGTTCCTCGTCTATCGGGTCGTACTCGGATTTTCTAATCACGACATAATTTCCTTTAGTAAAAGTTATCGGAGCGTGTTCGTCGTGAACCAGTCTGGCCTTTCCAGTAAGAGTAAATTTAGCTTTATTACCATAGATAGTTGATCTGGCCTCGCAGACAAGAAAGTGGGCATGGCCAGTTATTTCCCCCCTCTCAATCACCAGCTTTTTCATTGGCTCACCTTCCGATAATTCATCGGTTCTAAGAAAGAGTAAGTCTCCTTGGCGGGCGTAGATTCTTTTCATAGCTTTTCCCATTTTACAAAGAACCCCTATTTCTCCCAATTTATTCTATAATTTTTCATTTTTCCCTCGATTTTTTGACTAGATTGATCCAATCCTCTATCTTCATAACCGCCAAAATAGGCCGGTAGTTGCTTGTAATCATAAGCACCGGATCCTTAAACGGCTTTCTTTGGCTTTCCGCCTGTTCCCAGAAATCCCATATCTTAACTTTTTCCTGATTCTTACATTCTAAAGCAAATTCCAAGTCGGTGTAAATATCGCTTTTCCACGCCCATTGTGCGCCGCTTTGGAAACTTCTTTTAGCCTTTACGTCAAGACCGCTTTGTCTCAACAATTCGGCTACCTTTCTTTCTAATCTACCGCCCTTTTGTCGTCTACCTGCTGGTTTAATCATAATGAACGCCCACAAGTCCAACGCACAAATGTTTTATTGTCGTTTAAGTACATTCTATAAGAGTAATCGGTTGAGCAAACAACGTCTTTAGCGCACTCATCGGTTATCGGGTGGTAATGATTGTTTATTTGCCAATATCCTCTATCTACACCCACACCCCCCCATTTACGATTGTCATTAACCGCTTCCGGGTCAAGATTCCTATTCTCACACTTTAACACTTTCAAGGCTTTATCAGCGTCCTCACCAAACTTAAATCGTGTGTACCCCACAATATCAGTAGGAATGGGAGTTGGCGTTGGCACCTCGACTACTTGAGTGCTAATCGGTTCGTCCACCGAGGCATGAGCTACGTCATAACCGACAACTGCCGTCGTTATCATTATTGCTAGGATAAATTCAAGCATATTTTTCCAATCTTTTCTTTCGTTTAAGATAATCAATATAGTGATTTACCGCCATTCTTATAAAAGCACTCCTCTCCATATAGGAGTTAGACGCCCAAGCGTCCAGTTCTTTCAATAGTCTTTCGTCTAGGCTAATAGCTACTTTCTTTATCATGCTTTGTAATCCTCCATGGTTTCTTTTTTCACAACTGTCTTGTAAACTTCAAGCTCGTACCTGTAGTTGATAGTGTTTACTGACTTTCTCATATTACAACTCAAACAAAGAGGTTGGATATTTTCAATTAAATTAGAACCCCCTCGCTTGATTGGAATAATATGATCTTCGGTAAGTTGAATTTCCGGCTCTTGCCTTTTACAACAAAGACACATATTTCTATAAAAAGATTTAAGTAAAAGCCACTCCTCTAGCGTATGTTTACCCATCGCACCCTTACGTTTTGCCTTTTGATTGCGAGAATTGGCGAGAACGCTGGCATAATGGTTTTGATAATACTGCCGCCTCATGTTTAAAACTTTATTTCTGTTTTTTTGATACCATACTTTATTAAGCATACTAATTCTATTTTTCTTTTTAGCTTTATATATCAAGTCGTATTCTGCCTTATGTTTTCTATAACAACCAAGGCTACAATATCTAGCCTGAGCACTAGCCATAAAAAAATTACCACATTGTTTACAAACCAATTTACAAATCGGTCGGTTCCTCTTGTTTAGTTTCATATCGCTCAAAATTTCTCCAGAAATATCCGCCCACCTTATATTGTCCAAGTTTGCTTCTCGCGTCGCACTTTGGACACTTGTAATTTATATAAACATTTCCCTCTTTATCTTTGTTACTCGTTAAATAAAGCCCCTCGGTGTTGCCGCAAATACACTTGCGCCGGGGGTTTCCCAATACAATCGCCTTAGACAAGGTGTCCATTTCTTTAGCATCGTCAATCTCAATCCTTATATTGTTTGATAAATCCACAATCGCCTTCATGATTTTCCACCTCTTTTCTTAAAACCTTTTTGCGCTATTCTCAAAACAAACCTCACAAAAGCAAACGCGTACACCTTGTTCAAATTCTGATAGTTGTTAATTCCTTTCACCACCGGATCAATTATAGAAAACTCTTTCTTTACCTCGTCGTATGCAAAAGTTTTATACTTAAGTTGTTTAATTACCATATCCTACCTTTTTAACTATTTCCCGGTTTTGAAATTCCCAAAGTTTCTTGGCACATAAAAATTCTTCAAAGTAATCTTCACTTTCCGCAAACTTATACTTACCGCTTTCTTGTAAAAGTAAGACACCGCCTCGCGTAACCCCGCTCATACGCTTATAAGCACTTATCTGAAGGTGAGCTTCATCGTAAATATCTTTACCGGTTTTAACGTCAATCACCCAAGTATCACCGTTATTCTTAGTGATTAAATCCAAAGTCCCGGCAATTTTGTTGGTTTCGTCAAAAAAGGTTTTCTCATGCTCGACAACGGTCATTTTGTAGTCCTTGATCCAATTATAGAAGGCTTGTGCGTAACCTTTGTACGGTTCTGGCACGTCTATTACCGCGCCTTCCTTTTGATAGGCTTCGACAATACTATGGATTGTCGCACCCCGGGCTTTGGCGGCTTCCGAGGTTTCGCTAGGTACGTGCATGGCTTCACTCTCCGAAAGGGTCGGGTCTTTGGCCATAGCGTAATAAACTTCCTTGCCGAACCACCAACGAAGGGCCGGCTTGTCTAATACCTTTAAGACCGTAGTTACCGAAACGTAAGGCTTATTCTCTTTCCAATAAAACCCGGCGCGCTTGCCGTCGCGTTTATCATTCTCATTTAACTTTAGTTGTCTATCCATATTAGTTGCTCCACGTATCACCGCACCCCGGACAAGTCCACGTTTCTTGCCAATTACGCGCCATTTCGTACTGGAGTGGAGACCCGCATTCGGGGCAAATTCCTTTTTCGTCTATGCTTTCGGAATCAATAAAGACCTTGAGGAGCTGGTCTCCTGGGGTTATCGGGGGGAGATTACGGCTATTTAATTTCATATGCCTTATGGTAACACCCATGGAATACCTTGTCAAGTACCAAAATAGCCTCAAGTTTCAAAGATTTCTTGGGCAATTTCGACAATGTCGCGCTTTTCCGGCGTTTTTTCTGGTTCTAAAAAGGCTTTACGATAATGAAGTAAAACCTTTTGAATATAGGCTTTATTTCCGGTAAGGATAGCTTTTTTAACAAACTCTTTAGCTTCTTCTCGGTTCATATGATTGCCGGTTGTTAGATAGTGAACCCACCCTACTAGGAGGGTTAGACTTGTTTTTTAACCGATATTTGTTTTTACTAAACGGGTTTCTCTTTTCGTTGAGTATCACCGTAATAGCGGTTTAACGTACAAATATAAACGTTGGCTTGCCGTACTGTTGAGTAGCTCGCCCCCTTGCTTTCCGCCTCGGTTTCACCGCTTCCCGTTGCGTCTATTGGGCGGACATGCCTGCTAGGTCAATACTTTTTGTAAATCATAGCCTCACACGTTATCTAAGTTTCCCTTGGCTATATAAATTAGTTTTCCTAACTTAAGTGGTAAAAAAACGTTCAAAGTTAGCCCATAACCCTTCGGTGAAATATTACTATTATGTATCAGTTCCTTTATGTTATTAAACAAATAATTTTTGATTGTTTCCATATCGAACATGTAGATCTTATTTGGATTTTTGCCTTTGTTATCAAAAAAAGAATAAATCAGCTTATCGGCTTTTGTTTGGTATATCCACCCTAGATCACCAGTCTTTAGATCTTCGATTAACTCTACAAGAACATCATCATATTCCCCCCTCCTCGCTTTTTCTTCTACTTTAACTAACTCTCCTTTAACTTTGAGTATACGATCCCAGTCATCAAATACTCTCGCTGGAGCTTCTTGGATTATTTCATAACCCAAATATTCATAGTACATACCCATAACGGCATTAGTGTTTTTATCAAAGTCGTTCATACTTCATTACCCCACACATCCCACCCATCATGAACCTCTCTGGCAAATAGCTCTATCCTTTTGGCATTAGGAAATAGTTTTTCAATTATTTCTCTAAACTCATTAGGCTTCTGGGAGTGTTTACTAGTTTTTTCAATAACCTGAACGGAGTCAATACTTTGTATCGTCTTACCATCGCAGGTTGGCCCGCAAGTCCCCTTTCCCGCAATAACCAAAATCTCATGTCTTACTGAAGAATAGTGTCCCATAACTGGTTTTACCTTGTCCCAAACGAGATTTGTTTTATATTCGAACCCCCAGGCATCTAAAACATCGTTTACCCAGTTAAATTTGGGTGCAGTGGTCCACAAAAAAAGAACACAATCATTATGGGAAATCTCTCGGACTTTCTTCCCGAACTGTTTTAATTCTTCCAAATCCATAACAGGGTAATTATTCTCTGGGCTTCTTGTGGAACCTTGTGTTAAATCAACATCATATTTCCAAGGTGGGTCAGCATATATTACTTGATATTTCCCTTCTGGTAGAGGGATTTCTTGAACCCTTGGTTGAGGCAAATACCTTGTTATCAGTTTATTCCAGCTTATATTCTTACCCTCCGGTATTTTTCCTATCTCAGGGTACTTATCATAAGCCTGAAGTGCATAATAAATGGTTCTATCGGCAATATTTAAGTTCCGTGCAAGGTCTTGCACAAAAGTCTTGTTGCCTTTGGCGTGTTCTTGGGCTAATTTGTCTTCTCTTATTCGTTTTCCTAAGTTCCAATACCCCTCAACCAACGCCCACCTTGAAGTAAAAATAGCCTCGGTGATTATCGCCTTACACTCATCAACTAGCGCAGCGTACCAGTCTTGTGTTATAATAGAAGTGTTAGTCATAACTAACCCAATTTTACCGCTTGGCAACCATTTGTCAAGCGGTTTTTGGTGGGAGGTGAGGCTCAAACATCTAAAGAACCCCACCTCCCAAAAAATAATCGAGTCTATTCCCCAAAAATAGGCAAAACGACAAGATTACCTATTTTCATAGTTGTCCTTTTCAGAATCCTTGTCAAGAGGTATTATTTACAACCAAACAATTACCGAAGCTCTAGTCAGCTCTTCCTTTTCCATTCATTAACTCGATAGCCTCCTCTATCGGTCTTGCCTCAAAATAATGTCTATCTGTTCTACACATCAAAGCAACCCCCATCTGTTGCCCCCGTTTGGCTATTCCGTGAAGCCTAGCGTACCTGTCGTAAGTTTTGGCTGTTCCCGGCCGGATATAAAGCACTTTTTTACCATCAACTATTTCCTCCATAAATCCCCAAATATGCTCATGCCCGACAATAAAAATGTCTGCGGTTGGGAATTCGTTGTCCCTTAAATTCACGCAAGTATTAAAAATGTTTTTCTTGGATTTTCCCCAATAAGTGTGGCTCATGGCCACTTTATACTCTTGGTCGCCAGCTTTCAAATGAAGTAACCCCATCCCCGGGAAAACAGGAGCTTTGATATTCTCGGCAAACATAAATTCGGGGTGAACCCCTGCACTAGAAAACATCCACTCTGGGTGGTTCCCAATAACGCAGGCCGCCAGCTTATTCCCTAACTCTCTAGCCAAGTCTTTAACTGTAAAAGCCTGAATATAGGGGGGAACGACATCTTCGTAAGCCAAACCTCCCCAAACTCCGTTGTTAAACGTATCCCCGTCATCTATTAAGTAAGAATTGGGGGTAGTTAAAACTTTATCTACCAAGTCCTTAATGAGCTTATGGTCTGACTGATAAGTTCCTATATGAGCATCCGAAAAAACCAAGCCGACTGTCCAAGGAATATCTGGCCGGTCTATCTTTACCCGATACTCCCCTTCTTCTTGACAAATATCGGCCTCTCTGATTAGTTTGGTTACTGATTCAATTCCATCAAAGACTCTCCGCCAGCCTAAATGGATTCGTGAAGTCGGTGTTTCAATAATGTTTTCTTCTGGGGTATCAGGGATAAAAGGGGAATCTACTTTTTTAGTTGTACCGATTGAGTCAATGATAATTTCACGGCTCATACTACCAACATCCGATTATAGGCTCACTTGGCTTTCTCGAAATTTCCCGTAACTTCTTCCGGCAACCCGCCAACCTTGCTTTGTCGTCATTTTCGATTAACTCTTTAATTTTCCCCCACATCTCCTCACAAACACTATCTACGCATAAACCTTCATCCTTCAACCTCTGAAGTTGGGCAAGCTGGTTTATTAAACATTCTTTAGCGTCATAAATTATTTCAGCCATACTTTTTTAACTCGTACAAAAGCAAAAGGTAAAGCACTAAAAGAACTAAGCTAATAATAATCAGAACAGCCGAAAGTAACCCCATTAAATAGGTAAAACTTTTGCAAAAATACTCTTTTCGTCCCAGCCGAACCACTTGTCAAACAAATCTCTCGCCCATTTGCCTAAAGCGACAATAAAGGCGGTGCCGAAAGTAATAGCCACCAATTTAACCGCCTCTTTGGGATCAGATAAGTCTAGTTTAAGAGCCATTATTGCTACCAAGCCGGCAGAAATGCCAGCCCTTACACCTCGATAAAGGATTTTCGCCCATTCTGGAAACTCTTTTTTAGCCATGTTCGTCACCCCCTTCTTAAAACACGATTAACTAATATCTTCCAAAGCGACAAAGTATCTAAGTCCTCTACAGACATCGTCCTACACCTCACCAAATCGCTTCTAAGGGTCTTTACTTGGTTTTGCCATACCTCCACATCTTTTTGCAAATCTTCAATGGTTTTTGCCTCTCCATCCGCCTTAAGTTGCGCTTGGCTCTTTTCCCAATTCGCCGTATCTCTCTCACTTCTTGCCTGATTAAGTTGTCCGACCAAATCCGCGTTATCTTTTTCTTGAGTTGATAAATCCGTCCGAAGGGTATTGTTTTCCAAAGAGAGTTCCGCCACCCTTTCATTAAGAGATTGAACTTTATCCTCAAGGTCTTTAATTCTGTCCTCTGGGCTATTGTAAGCTGGGAGCGGGCCAAAGTATGCCACAATCTTAAAAATGTATCTTGAAGGATCGCCATACCTTGCGTTAAAGAAGATTTCAGTTCCGTCAATCGGGTCGTTGCAGATATACGCCCCATCTTCAGCCTTGCCGACAATCGTGATCCAATGCTGTTCAACTTTCGCTGTATGGTAATCATAGTCAACCTTAACTATTACTGGCCTTTTGCTCGCAAGTATCGCATCTATTTTATCAAGCGGGGCGGGGGTAGTCGAGCAGTCAATATAATTATCCCAATCCACTTTCAGGTCTGGGTACACGTCTGAAATCCCACCATAGACAAGCAATGCTCCGTTCTGAAACCCTTTAACTCGTATAAGGTCAGTATTTAGTTTTTGGGGGTCGGTGTCTTTGCCGAAGTAGGTACAAAGGGAAGCGGCACAACACAATAAACAACCGTCAGACTTAATTGTACAAGTCGTGGAAGTGCCTAACTTGACTGAAGCCCAAGCTGGGTCTTTTTGACTAAAACTATTTATATTTGTTA